GCGGTATCTGGAATTGCCAAACGCGCCATTGAAATCAGTTACCGCGGTTAAGGTTTATGATGACAGCAACGCGTCAGTCATCTGGGCGGCAAGTAACTACCATGTAGATGTAGCGTCTATGCCAGGCCGCATTGCTTTGCGCACCGGCGGCACGGTTCCCTTGCCAACCAAAAGCATAAACGGAATTGAGATTGAATATATTGCTGGATACGGCAAGGCGAATGACGTTCCGCCCGCTATCAAGCAAGGTATTCTAAGAATGATCGCGCATATGAACGAGCACCGCGGCGACCATTGGGAAGCCAGTGTAGATGGTCTTGCGAACGTGTCTGGCGCCAACAGAATTCTTGGCCAGTACCGAATTGTGAAGCTGATATGATTGGAAAGATGCGCCACCGGATCACGCTGCAAAAAGAAGTGCGCGTAGCAGATGGGGGCGGGGGCTTTACCATCACATGGACGAATGTTGCGACGGATCCCAGCATATGGGCGTCTATTGTTCCTGTTAGCACAGCTGAGAATTTGCGCTCTATGCAGCTGCAGGTCAGCATCACGCACCGTATCACGATCAGATATCGCAGCGACATCACTGGCGCGTTACGTGTTCTTTATGGCGGACGTGTTTTTAATGTTCGCGGTATCAAGGTAATCGAAGAAAGAGACCGCTGGATTGAATTGTCTTGTGAAGAAGGCGTGGCGATATGAAGGTCTCCGCCGAAATCACAGGGACAAAAGAACTTTCACGTCAGCTGGTCGCTTTGCCGGATATGGCGAAACAGCTTGTCGTTACAGGCGTGTCTTTGACTGGCGAAGAATTGAGAAACTATATGATTGAGTTGATCACGAAAGGCCCGCGTTCTGGCGTTCTTTACGTGCGCGGCGGCGTGTCACACCGGGCTTCTGCAAGCGGAGAGCCGCCCAAGAAAGACACCGGCCAGTTGGATAACAGCATCTTTCATCGCCAGATCAATGCTGGCATGGGGCTAGAGGTTGGATCGAACCTTAAAAAAGCAGGCTATCTTGAAGACGGCACGAAACACATGGACAAAAGACCGTTCATTCGTCCTGCCGCAAAGAGGTTTAAGCCTGTTTTTATTGCAAGGCTGAAGGCGGCCCTTGAGGCAGCCAAGAAAGCAATATCGTGAGCGCGGAATCACAATGGGCTGTTCAGCAGGCTGTTAAGGCCAAGCTGGATGCTGCGACCGCTTTGACGGCGATCACATCGACGCGGATTTACGACCACGTTCCACAGGACACGACATACCCTTATGTTGTTCTGGGAGAAATGAACGCCACGCCGATGGACACCATGACTTTTACAGGCATGCAGATTTTTCTAAACGTCTATTGCTGGTCACGTAATCGCGGGCGTCGTGAAATCCGTCAGATGATGGAAAAAATATACGAAGCATTAAACAGACAAGCCCTGACGATCACCGGGCAGCACCACATAGATACTTTGTTTGTTAGCTCATCAACGTCGCAGGACAGCGACGGTCTTACATACTACGGGCAACAGACTTTTTTAATCAGAACAGAACCCACAACATAGGAGAGATAAATGGCTGCAGGAAAAGGACGTGATCTTCTTTTAAAAATCGGTGACGGAGCATCGCCAACAGAAGCTTTCGCCACAATTGGCGCAATTCGCACAAATGCGGTTTCCGTTAATAACAATCCAGTTGATTCCACGACGATGGATGATAACGGAATTCAATCGTTTGTTGCCGACGCTGGGGTGCAAAGCCTGACTATTTCTGGGGATGGAGTTTTTAAAGATGCTATCGCCGAAGAAACGTTGCGCGCGCAAGCTTTTGCAAGGACAAAAAAGAACTACGAACTCCTTTTTCCAAATGGCGACAAATATGCGGCTGGGTTTGTTGTGCAGGATTATTCCCGCACTGGAAGCCACGATGGGGTCGAAACATTCTCTGTCACTCTTGTTCGCAGCGGCTCTGGCACATTCACGGCTGGCACCTAATGGCAAATAAGCAACGGGGCGAAGTGGCCGTGACATTCGGTGATCAAGAAGTCACGGTCCGCGTGAGCATGAATCTGATTGCTGAACTTGAAGAGGCTGTAGGTTCCCTGACGGGTTTTGCTGAAGCTGTTTTTATGCAGAAATCCAAGATCACTGACTTGGCAAAAGTGCTGAAGATTTCTTTGCGTACGGCAGATAAAAGCGTCACAGATGCAGATATTGAAAACTATGTGATCGATCACGGCGCATCCGGCGTTTCTGTCTTGGCATCAAAAATCCTAGTGCCTATTTTGAGCGGACAGATCAATAACCTGAAGGCTCTTAAGCCGGGGGAAGAATAGCGCCCGGCAGCATCGGCATAAGGCGGATGCAAGAAATTTGCACGGGCGCAATCGGCTGGACTGCACAGGCATTCTGGGACGCAACGTTTCAGGATGTGTGTGCTGCGATAGACGGATGGCTTTTTGCAAATGGCCATAGCGGGCAAAAAATACACGATGTACCTGACAAGCAATTTCTTGAAGAAATGATGAGAAAGTTCCCGGATGGCTGATGAACTTGAAGACATTATTGTCAGGATGAAAGCCGATATATCCGGCTATGAGGATGGGCTTAAAAAAGCTCGTGCCACGACGGATAAGGAAGTCGCAAAGATTGGCGATTCTTTAGATGGATTAAAGAAGTCATTTGCTGGTCTTGCGTCTGCAGCAAAGACCTATGGCGCAGCGTCAGCGGCGATTGGAACGGCGAGTTTTGCTTTGTCAACAAAAGCTCTGAATGCAGCGGCGGCTTTAGGTGATTTACGTGATCAGGTTGGCGTTACGGCTGAGAATATACAAGTTTTGCGCTATGCTTTTGAGCAAAACGGCGTAGAAATAAACCAGACGGATGCTGCATTGGCGGCTTTCAGCACTCGCCTTGGTAACGCATCGGTCATGGGCGGCGAGACGGCAAAAGTATTTGAGGCTCTGGGTGTCAGGATTAAAGACAGCGCTGGTAATATCCGCCCGACAAACGAAGTCTTGAATGAAACGATTGATGCTATTTCAAGAATTGGCAGCCAGTCAGAGCGCCAAGCAATTGCGGCTCAGCTGTTCGGAAAACAGGCGGGTCCCGTCATGGCCAAGCTTTTGGCCGAGGGTGTTGATGGCATAAATAGATATGGCGACGAGCTGCGCGGACTTGGTGGCTTGATGTCTGAAGAAATGATTACCAAAGCTGCGCAGGCAAAAGATAGCTTTGCTTCCTTGAAAACTGTTCTTGAAACAAGCTTCAACATCGGCGTTCTTGGTCCATTCACGGATGGATTCTCTGAATTCAGTACGATGGCGAAAGATAAAGAACTGGCACAGGCGTTTCGCGACCTTGGGACTTTAGTGGGAACAATTGCTACGGGTTTGTTAGCCGCCGTAAAAGCAATGAGCCAGCTTTATCAGATGGCTTCGAAAAGCATCGATACATCTAATATTAAAGATCTTAACAATCAGATAAATCTTTTAAATACTCAGCTTTATAGCGATGGCACTCCTGATTTTATGAAGGCTGGCATTCGTGAGCGGCTTCAAAGAAAGATGGCCGAACGCACGGAGCTTATGCGCCAGCGTGCACAAGGCGTGGGTTTCAATGAGACAAGAAACCCAACCGTAACGACAACAACACAAACAGCGCCGGGCCCGCAGATCAATACCAATGCGCCAGCTCTGATAAAGAACACAACCACAGAGGTCAAAAAGCTGGGAGAAGAATTGACTAGTTCGCAAGAGGCTTTCAAAAGTCTCTTTGACAATATGAACGAAGGCCTTAAAGACGGTAAATTCGATTTTAAAAGTTTTGCATCTTCTGTGATTGATGACATTGGCCGCATCCTGACAGCAACAGATGCAAAGACAGGCACTTCTATACTTGGCGGCATTCTAGGGGATCTGGGCGGATCATTAAGCAGTATATTCTCAGACATCTTCGGAGGCTTTCGCGCCGATGGCGGCGGTGTTGCCAGTGGCAAGGCCTATGTCGTAGGCGAGCGTGGGCCGGAATTGTTTATGCCGGGGCAGTCTGGATCTATTGTTCCGAATGGCGCGGTGATGTCTGGCGGCGGTGGCACGTCGGTAAACGTTAATATCATTAATCAGGCAGGCGTTGACGTGCAGGCGCGGCCTTCTTCGAACGGACGTGATATCGAGATTATGATCCGCAACAGCATGCGCAGCATGATTGCCGGTGGCGGTGTGGATGATGTCATGCGCAATAGATTTGGCGCACGTCCTGTGCCGACGGGGCGTTAATCATGCCGACATGGCCTAATACACTGCCCAAGGCGTTGATCGAAGGTTACGCAGAAACGCCAGCCAATAATGTTTTGCGAACGCAGATGGACGTGGGGCCAGCCAAGACACGCAGACGCACGTTTGCAAATGTCAGGAATTTGACGATCAACCTGCTTTTGAGTAGCGCACAATGGACGGCACTGGATAACTTTTACGATGTTGAAACTTTGAGCGGTTCATTGCCGTTTGATATGCCGCATCCGCGCACAAATGTGACGGGTAATTTCAGGTTTGTTTCTCCGCCGCAACTATCTGCGCTGTCGAGTAATTATTTTAAAATTGCTGTCAGTCTGGAGCAACTGCCATGAGCCGTGCAGTATCTGCGACTACGCGGTCATCTCTTTACGCGCAAAGCACGGGCGATGTCTATGTTATTTTGCTGGAAATCAGCCATGCGACACTGGGCACACCAATCCGTGTGAATAACAGCGGTTCTGATATCGTTTCAAACGGGATCAGTTTTGTGGCTTTTCCGTTTGAAATAACACTGCCAAACGATGATGACGGTCAGATTAGTGCAAGACTCAGCATCGATAACACGGACAGGCAGATCGTGGCAGCGGTCAGACAGATGTCAAGCTATGCGGCTGTCAATATCAAGATCATCCGCGCGGATGCACCGGATACAGTCGAAGCGGAATTCCCTGATTTTCGCTTGTCGAATGTGAATTACGACGCCGCAACGGTGAGTGGTGATCTGACGATTGAAGATTTTACGCAAGAGCCTTTTCCGGCTGAGACGTTTTCTCCCGCAAAGTTCCCGGGGCTTTGATGCTGCCGGAATGGTGCATGCGGTACATTGGCCTGCCCTTTTTGGCGCATGGCCGTGATCAAAAGGGGCTGGATTGTTGGGGTTTAGTACGACTTGTGTACTTTAATGAATTTGGCATCGATTTGCCTGCTTTGAGTGGTGCTTATGAAGATACAGAGCGGCAATCGCACGGTGTTATCGCCAGTCTTTATCAGGACGAAGCACGGCAAAGATGGATGAAGGTCGAGGCTGATAAGGCTGGAACTGGCAACGTTGTTGTCTTGCGATTTGCGGGGCAGCCGGTGCATGTCGGAATTTATCTGGGCTGGAACAACATGCTGCACGTTATGCGCGGCACGGAAAGTTGTATCGAGCGTATCGATACGCCGCGCTGGAATAAAATAATCGAAGGGTTTTATCACTATGGGCGAAGCGATTGAGGTTAAAGACAGTCTGTTTCTGACTGTCATGCCTAGCCCGTTTACGCAAGAACGCATTACAAAAATAATTGCGGCAGGAAAGACGATTGCCGAAATTGTTTCATGTGAAATAAAAACGCCGTCGATATTTTCTTTCTGCCATGTCTATGTTGGCGGCCATTACGTGCCACAAAATATATGGCATGTCGTGCGTGTAAAAACCGCGCAGAATATCGTTCTGCGTATGGTGCCGCAGGGCGGTGGCGGTGGCGGAAAGAACCCATTGCGGAGTATTTTATCGCTCGCTTTGATGGCGGCGGCGCCGGGGATTGGTGCGGCATTTGCGGGTAGCCTTGGGATTGCTGGCGGTGGCGTATGGTTGGGCAGTACATTTATCGGTGCTGGCCAGATCCTTGGCGGTGTTGTCAGCATGGTTGGTCGCATGGCGATCAACGCCCTTGCCCCGCCGCCGCGTCAACGCGGTGCGCTGGCAACGGTCGCGGATAAGCCAACCCAGTTTATTCAGGGTGCCCGTAACCAGTCTTTGAAGTTCGGACGCATCCCCAAGGTTTTGGGACGCATGCGTATGGTGCCACCCTATGCGGCACGGCCATTCACGGAAACCGTGGGTGATGATCAATATGTGCGTATGTTGTTTTGCTTAGGCTATGGGCCGGTCGAAGTCAGTGATCTACGCTTTGGCGAGACGCCTTTGTCGCAGTTCAGTGACGTTGAAACGGTCATACGCCAAGGCTATGAGGATGATGAGGCGATCAGCCTTTATTCAGATGGAAATTCGATTGTTCAGAACGATTTGAATGTCTTGCTCAGCCAGACTGCCGGATGGCAGGTGCGGCGTACTGAAACAAATGTGAACGAGATATCGGTCGATATTACTTTTGCGAATGGCCTTGTGCAATTTGACAGCCAAGGCAATAAACAAAATATGACCGTGCAGGTCGAAGTGCAATATGCGCCTGCCGGAACAAACAACTGGAGTGCTGGCAGCGATACATTTTTAAGTGTTGCATCCACAGTCTCGCCCGCGCTGTCAAAGCCAGATGCCTTGAATGGTGCCCGTCGTGCGATTGTTCACCGCGTGTATCTTGATCCTTTTAATGGTGAAGTCGGGGTTGTGACTGGCGATATTACGCTGGATGGTCTGGAAGATTTAAGCATTCCTGCCTTGCCTGCGGATATGCTGGCCTGCGCACGCGTGGTGCGTTATTCCGATGATGCGGATGTGATTGATGCCGGTCGCATTACAGATGAGCGTGCAGCCAGCCTTGTGGGTAGCGTTTATCAGGCGTCAGGTGATTTCCTGCCAAGCACGTCCACGACAGCGCATGTCATTGATATTGATGCGGGGGGCTTAAAAAACGGCGGCTTGACTATAACAGCGCGTCAAACATCGGCTTTGCGCCGGTTCTTTCGTTTTAGCGTGGCGCAGGGTCAATATGACGTCCGCATCAGGCGTAAGACGACCGATACAGATACGACACAGATTTTTGACAAGGTTTACTGGACGGCATTACGGTCTATCCGTCATATCTCGCCGGTGCAAATGTCTGGGCTTGGTTTGATTGCCATTCGTATCAAGGCGACAGACCAGCTGAATGGTGCACCTGATCAATTTAACTGTATCGTGCAAAGTATTCTGCCCGATTGGGACGCTGATACCGAAACATGGATAGAACGGCCAACGTCTAACCCCGCATCACAATACCGTTATGTTTTACAGGGGGCAGCGAATAAAAGGCCATTGCCGGATAGCCGTCTTATCATCAGCGATCTTGAGATATGGCATAATGATTGCGTGTCATCTGGATACCAATATGACGCGGTAATTGATAGTGACACGACTGTCGGCGAGATTCTGGCGGAGGTTGCATCTGCAGGACGCGCCGCTCCTGCCCGACCTGATGGGCGCTGGACAGTTGTTCAAGATAAATTGCAGACCGTGCCGCGCCAGCATTTTACGCCGCGCAACACGTCAGGATTTCGCGGGGAACGCAGCTATCCTGAATTGCCACATGCTTTCCGTGTCCGGTTTCAAAACCGCGACAATGGGTGGGAAGCCGATGAGCGCATCGTATATGACGATGGCTATTCGGAATTCGGGGAGGTTCCAGGCACTGTTCCGGCGACAAAGTTTGAGACGCTGGATTTATCCGGTGTCACATCACCAGATCAGGCCTGGAAAGCCGGACGATATCACATTGCCACTGTGCGTTTACGGCCTGAGAATTATACATTTACGGCGGATGTTGAGCATATCGTCTGCACCAAGGGCGATCTGATCAAATTCAGTCATGACGTGACACTGCATGGCTTAGGCTCTGGCC